GAGATAGGTGAAAAGAAGCTCGCGGATATTACCGACCTGACAACAAAGAATGAGAACGTGGTGCTACCGAATGTAACGGTGCAAAACAGTTTCAGGATATGGGGATTGATTGACCGAGCGACTGGCGGTTTGGCATTTAGCGAACAAGGTGAAATAAACACACGCAGAGTCTTTGATGTTGGCGGTTCGCCATTATATGCAGGGGATTTGACTCCATGCGTTCGGGCAGATTATTTGCTCACTGAAATATTCAAGGATGCAGGATATGAACTTGATGCAAGCAATCTATTGACCATCATACAAGATTACTATGTTCCTTGGTGCAATACTGAAAAACTAATTTATGCGCAAGCGGTTAGTGACTTTGATTTCAGAGTTAAGAATAGCACTGCAATAACCAGCACGCAAACAATAGCGAATACTGTATTTCCATTTGATACTGTAGTATTTGATAGTGGTTTGACTTATGATCCAATAACCTACACATACACACCGAATGCGATTGGATATTACAAATTTCGACTAACTACTACTTTGAGCAATGTCAACAAGATGCAAGCGATTGCATTTAAGCTACGAGTAACGGATCCAAGTTCATTCACAACTGATTATTATATACAGCTTTTAGGACATGGCAGTGATGGTGTTTATACTGGTGTGACACCGTCTATTTTTTTAGGAACTGGTTATACATGTCAAGTAATATATCGGCATCAAATAGTTATATCCACTGCACCCGGCACACCGACTATAACCTATGATGCAAACGGAACGTTTTTTGAATTGGAAGATTTACAAATACTTTCAAATGCGGATATTGTTTATCAGTTCAATGCACCGGATGTTAAGCAAATTGACTTCGTTTCTGACATCATCAAGATGCACAATCTCGCAGTTGTGCCTGACTTGAATATTGAAAACAAGTTGAAGTTAGAACCGATGCAGACCTTTATCGGTAGCGGTGCGACACTTGACTGGACAAAGAAACTTGACGTTTCAAAAGATATTGTCATCAAAGGGACTGATGATCTGCGCAAAACAAAATTGACGTTCACCTATTCCGCAGGGCAAGACACTTACTCGAAATTGTTTGTTGACCAAGGCAGGATATACGGAGACTACAAACCTGAACCATACACAACGACAGTCACTCAAATACCCAGTTCATTTGCGACTGGCGAAACATCGGTGAAGCTCGTTGCTCAATCGACTCCTGCCACGCAAGTCAATGGCTCAAATATTATATGCCCAAGATTTTGGACTCAAAGCGGTAGCGAACCACCAAAGTTCGCAGCACCCGGACTGCGCTTTTTATATTATAGCGAGAATGCTGACATCTACATTTATGATGAGGTGAGTGGCTTCGGTGTAACTCAATCCGTGCCAACGCTCACGCACTATTCAAACACAAGCGGATTCAATCCTGACTACAACCATGAGGATTTGAACTGGGCACCGGAAACACCGTTGCATGATTACACCGCGAATCCGTTCGACAACTTGTTTACGCTTTACTGGCGCGATTATTTGGATACGATTTACTCGGATGATGCGCGAATACTTGAAGCGAATTTTGCGCTTGACAACACCGATATCCTATCTCTGAACTTTGCGGATTTTGTATTTGTCAAAGATGCTTACTGGCGAGTGCTTGAGTTGAGTGATTACAAGATGGGTCAGTTTGAAAGCACGCGAGTGAAATTACTCAAGATGAATCCTGGACAAGCTGCACCGCCACGATGTGACTTGAAACCTGATTCGGTGAATCCTGATGGTTCGGTGAACTTTTTGAATTTGGCAGGCAATCCGGTGAGTGCTTCGGAGACATGCTGCCGAGCGTTCAACTACACATGGAGTCAAGACACAAATCTTTGCTATGCACGTCCGAGCGATAGACCTTCAGTCGGTAAACCGAACAATGACACAACTGGTCGCGGTGAAATCGCAGGCATCAATACTATTTCATCAGGCATCAATAACATAAACACCACAAGCAATCTCGATGCAGGCAGTTCAACATTCTCCATGTTTGCGGGAAATGACATCAGGATTGAAGGAACTAATGATAATTTAATTGCAGTCGGTGACACGATCACGCTGAAAGGTGATCAGCGAGGTGCAGCACTCTTTGGAAAATCAGTTGAATCAGTTGTGCCGGGTCTTGTTATTGGTGGTGGATGGACTCAAGATGACCGCACTTATGCCTATAATGGTTCGCAGAGTGCAGGAACTTTCCTGATGTCGAATCAAGGTACATACCCAGCGACACTGAACAACCTTGAATTATTTATTGAAGGCATTGCGAATAAGCGGATTGAGATGGAAGATGAAATGCTTTGGTATATGCGAATGCACATCATGGTTCAACCAACAATCAATCAGTACATCAATGCAACAATAACCGCACAGATGGGAAAAACTGGTGGCATTGCTTTCGCGACTGCACCCATAGTTCAATATCAAGATACAAGTATGGCAGGAAGGACTGTCGCGTTAATCATTGACACTGCAACAAACACAGCGCAACATAGATTGAACATTCAAATTGCAGGTGGCGCATATCCGTTCACCACAAGATTACTTGCAGAAATTAACTACACACAATTCCGATGAGAAACGATATAGGTATGTCTTTGGCTTTATTGAAAGCTGGAATAAAATGCAGGCATGAGGGTTATTCAATAAGTCGCAGGCGCAAAATCGTCAAAACTTCCGTTATCTATTTAGTGCACACTATATTTTGGATATTAATATTATTTAGTATTTATAAATTAATTTTATAATTATGGAGAAAAATGAATTCATTGTCAAACTAAGAATAAATGACGATGGTAATGCTGAAATCATTGATAAAGTAAAAGAACAATTAGATGATGTAAATGAAAAAACGGCTAATCTTGAGAAGACATCTAAAAAAAGTGATTCAGCATTCAAAAAATTAGCAGATGGTATAAAGTCAATAGGAAAAACAACTGGTGTTATCGCTTTAGTTGCTGCTGCATTTAATACAATTAAAAGCGTAATAAGTTCCACACAAGAAGCAACTGATTTTTTTTCTGCTGCATTTGGTACGTTTACTGATATTATTAAAGACGCATTTAATTTTATATTAGATAACGCTGGAAAAATTATTGATTATTTTAAGGGAATTTTTGAAAATCCAGTACAATCGTTAAAAGATTTTGGTAATGCTATTAAAGAAAATCTTATAGAACGATTTAATTCTTTTTTAGATACTCTTGGTTATTTAGCAGAAGGTGTTAAAAATTTATTTACAGGAGAATTTTCCGCTGCCTTAGATTCATTTGGGAAAGCTGGAAAAGAATCTATCGATATACTTACAGGTGTTAACAATACCGTAGATAATGTAACTGAAGCCGTTATACAAGGCGCACAGTCATTTTCCGATTATGTATCAGAAATATATAAGTCAAATGTTCAATTAGTTAATTTACAAAATAATGCAAAACTTACCGCTGCATTATCTGCAAAATTATCCGCTCAATATGAAAGAGAAGCTGAGATACAAAGACAGTTGCGCGATGATACTTCAGAAAGTATTACAAAACGAATTGAAGCAAATGCCAAATTGAGTACAATTATAGATAAACAAGAAGAAATTGAATTGAAGGGAGCTAAAGCGCAATTAGCGGCAGCACAAGCTACATTATCGCATAGTAAAACAATAGAAAATCAGGTAGCCGTAACAGAAGCATTAACCGCAGTTGAAGAAGTAAAAGCAAAAGCAACTTCCCAACGATCCGAACAATTAATAAATCAAATTGCATTAAACAAAGAACTTAATGAGCTTATAAAGACAGAAGCTCAAAGTAAAACAGATTTAGCCATCACATCAGCAAAATTTGCTGCTGATTCAAATAAAAATGAAATTGACAGATTAAAAGCACAGAGAGATGTCTTAGAACAAGAAAAATCTATACAACTCGAAAGATTACAAAATCAAATTGATTCATATAAGGAGGGAACACAAGATAGGTTAAATGCAGAAATTGCATATGCCCAAAAAAAACAAGAACTGGAACAATCATTACAAAATAATGCTATTGCTATTTCTGACGCGGAAACTTTAAGAAATAATGAAATAAATATTTTACGTGCTCAAAATGATTTATCTGGATTTGAAGAAAGACGTGCTTTATTAGAATTGGAATATTCTGAGAAAATAAGGTTAGCTTATAATGATAAAGATAAAATAATTGAAATTGAAAAAGAAAAAGCTGAAAAAATTCGTCAGCTCAATCTTGAATTAAATATGAAGCGTTTGCAAATGGCAAGTGATGTCATTGGTGCTATCGCAGGACTTGATGAAGCATTTAGCAAGAACAACAAGAAAGGCGCACGTGCCGCATTCAATCGTAACAAAGCCTATGGTATCGCACAGGCTGGTATTCAAACAGGACTTGCCGTTACGGCTGCATTAACTGCCGGGGGTAATGCTTTGAAAATAGCAGGTGGTGTGCAATTCATTGAAGCTGGTATTGCGGCAGCTACGGGTATTGCGCAAATAGCAAAAATTGCATCAACAAAATTCAATGAAAACGGCGGCGATGGCGGTGGCGGTGGAAGTACATCAGTGCCAAGTGTAGGCGGTGGAGGTGGCGGAAGTCAACCGAGCGTTCCTGCGTTCAATGCGCTCAATCTTGGACTATTACAAAACAGACCAGACCAAACACCAAAGGCTTATGTACTTGCGCAAGACGTTAGTAGTGCGGTTGAAGCACGCGATAAAGTCAGAGATTTAGCACGAATAAATTAAAATAAAATGGATAAAAAAAGAATAGTAAAATGTGTGATTGACGAGAACGGTAAACTCGGAATCACGGCAATGGGACTTGTTGACGTTCCTGCCATCGAAGAAAATTGGGTTGCACTCTCAAGCGAGAAAGTAAAGTTGTCAAGCGTGGACAAAGAGCGCAGGATGCTATACGGTGCTGCACTCATACCCGAAAAGTTGATTCTTCGCATTGACCAAAACAATGAGGAATATTACATGAAGTTCGAAAAAGAAACAATCGAAACACTTGCACACAACTTCTACAAAAAGAACTTACACCATACCACAAACCTTCAGCATCAATACCCAGTGAGCGGAGTCACTATTGTGGAATCATGGCTCAAAGAAGGTGATAGCGATAAAAGCATCGCACTCGGATTGAGTGATCTACCTGATGGCACATGGTTTATTGGGGCAAAGGTTGACGATGACAACGTATGGGAAGAAGTGAAGTCCGGTGCTATTCGTGGATTCAGCATCGAAGGGATGTTCACTGAACAAGTTGTGGAAATGAATCACGTGAGTGTTGAATCGTTACTGATAAAAGAGATAGAGCGAGTCCTCGCTAACATATAAATTCGCAACGCTTTTTGTTATAAATTGTTTGTTGTTAATTGGTTACTGGGAAACCCTCACAACGGTGGGGGTTTTTTCATTTTCAACTTTTTTTCCACCGAAGTGGGCAAAATCGGAGTTCTTCCGTTATACGCAAAAGAACTTATACAAATGAAATTGAAAGATCAATTACTGGGCATCTTCCAAAAGTTTGGAATTGACCCGAATGCGCACGGTGTGAAGTTCGAATCAGAGGTGAAACTTGAAGCCGAAGCACGTCTTGCTGATGGCAACATGATTTACACAAGTGCCGATGACTTCGGTGTTGGTTCGGATTGCTACATGAAGGACGCAGAAGGAAACGTGTTTCCGGTTGGAGCTGGTGAATATCCGCTTGAAGACGGAAAGATTCTCATCGTTGGTGAGGATGGCAAAATTGCTGAAGTAAAAGAGATGGAAGTTGAAAGTGAAATGAGCAGCGATGACATCATTGCTACAATCAATTCACTATCACAAAAAATCTCTGACCTTCAGAGCGCACTCGATTCAAAGAACGCTGAACTTTCTGCGGTGAGCGAAGAACTTGCAAAAGCGAAGAATGATGCAACAGTCAGTGCAACTGAACTTGCTGCACTGAAGAAAGCTCCAGCAGCTCCATCGGTAAAAGAAAAGAAAGCGACCTTGTCTGCTTCTGCTCCTGCTAAACCATGGGGACAAATGACATACCAAGAGCGTGTAATGGCTCAAATACAAAACATCAAAAAATAATACTATAAAATAAAATGGCTACAACTACTTCATTAACTACAACTTACTCTGGTAAGGTTGCAGGTGGATATATCCGCGCTGCATTTATGTCAAACGAAACACTCGCAGGAATCACTGTAAAAGAGAATGTTGACTACAAGCAGGTCGTAAGACGTTTGGTAGATGACATCACTTTCGCTGATGCTACTTGCGACTTCACTCCAACTGGTGAGATCACTTTGGATGAAAGAATCCTTGAGATTAAGAAGCTTCAAATTCACCGTCAAATCTGCAAGGGTGATCTCGGTGCAGAGAACGGAAGCTTGCTTCACGACTGGGATGCTGGTGACATCCAAAAAGACATCCTGCCTGCTTCATTGACTGATGCTTTGATAGCTACAATCTTGGGCGGTGCTGGTGCAAAGAACGAAGATTTGATTTGGAACGGAGATTCAGCCAACGCTGGTGAGTACGATGGATTCGTTACTCTTATGGCTGCTGATGGAACTGTTATCAAGCCAACTCCTACCACTATCAACTCAAGCAACGTAATTGCTCAAATCGGTGTTTTGGTTGCTGCTTGCCCACAAGGTGTAAAGGGTGCAACTGAAAAGCCAATCATCTACTTGTCACAAGATATATGGGAAGACTACATGATTGCTAACGCTGGTGCAGGAAACGGATGGTACACTTACGGTGGTCCTGAAATGCCGAAGTCTTATTTCGGATATCAGATTCACGTTTGCCCAGGTCTTCCTGCTAACCACATGCTGATGGCTCAAAAGTCAAACTTGTGGTTCGGAACTAACCTTCTTTCTGACTGGAACGAAGTGAAAGTTCTTGACATGACTGACCTTGATGCTTCTGACAATGTGCGTTTCCGCGCTCGTTTCTTCGCTGGTGTTCAGTACGGTTTCGGTAATGAGATCGTTGCTTACGGAGCAAACTTCTAATAATCAAAAACAATAGGGCGGTGTAATAGCCGCCCTTTAATAAAATACAAATATGAGTTGTAACTTATCCACGGGATTCACACTCGGATGCAACGATAGCATCGGGGGTATCAAGAAAATATACATCGGCAAATTCGACCAATTAACCTACACTATCGGTGGTACTCCGGCTGAAGTTACCGCAGGAAGTGGAACGGTTTATACTTATGAGCCACTTAAAAACTCGGCTTCTGCAACTTTCAATCCGACTGTTTCTTTGGAGAATGGAACGGTGTTCTATACTCACAGCGTTTCATTGAGTTTGAAGAACATCAATGCGAGTAAGCGTGAAGAACTCGAAGCACTTGCCAAAGCACGTGTAGGATTGTTTGTTGAATTGAATAGCGGTAAAATACTTGCTTTCGGAACAACTAACGGAATGTACATGACCGCAGGAACTTTCCAGACCGGAGCTGCATTCGGTGACTTGCAGGGTTATCAGTTGACTTTCACAAGTGATGAGCCAGTTCAACCTTACACGTTGCAAGATGCGACCATGACTGCGGCTAATTACACTGTAAGTCCTACAACTGAAGATCAATAACCACAACTAAATCACATTAAAAGGGTGGGCGCACTGCCCACCTTTTTTATATATGGTCTATCTTAACACAAATACTGCGAATCAAACCTTGCGACTTTCACTCGATGAGGCAAGGCAATACTATACAACTGCGTTCACTGATTATTTGTTAATCATTTCGCATGAAGAAAATAGTAATGTGGGCAATACTATCGCGCAAGTTCCCACCATTGTGAACGAGAATCAGCGTGTAACGACATTGGAAGTTACGACTGTCTCTCTCACCTTACCGGGTCGCTACCGTTACGAGGTATATGGTCAAAATTCAAATAGTAATTTAGACCCAACGGATGCGAGTGTAGTGGGAATATGTGAGCGAGGATACTTATATTTGAACGATTCAGGCATTTACTTTGAAGTGCCGACAATAACTATACAAGACGATATAAT